TTATTTACGGACATATTTTTGCATCCGGCGCTTAATAGTAGAAATATCATCACTTTTGCGAGCTTGCTGCCTTTTTTTAGATTTAACTGCATCTTCAAAATTTGTTTTGATCTGTTCATTTTCTTCTGATCTTTTGCCAAAAAATCTGCCAATGGTAAAAGTGGCTAGGAGTACACCAAGTATGGCGGTTATTTTTGATATTAGGTTCTTAATCATTTTTTTCTCCTGCCAAAAAGTTCCATAACTCCCCATCCGAGAAGTGCTGCACCGACATAAATCATTGAGTCAGCACAGGCATCTAGCTTATCAAAAGAAACCGCCGTTTTGTGTCTTAAGCCATAACAAAATAACCCTAATTTCATTAATGAGCCTTGTGCTAAACAACAAAGACCACCGAGTCTTTTTGAGGAGTTATCGCCGTTGTGATCTTGTAAAAATTCTAATAATTTCACCTTATTCATATTGCCTGTGGTTGTGGTTATTTTAGTGCTTCTATTCTTAGCATAAACTCATCCGGAAGAACTTTATTGCGTTTCAAATAATTTAGGTGCTTTCTTGAATTATTGACGGCTAGTTCATCATCCATAAAAGCCCAATTTTTTCCTACTATTACGCAGCCTTTAGTGTCTTTTTCTTTGTTTCCATTGTGAATCTCTATTTTATCTCTACCTGCAACGCCAAGTATTTTCCAATATTGAAATTTGCCACTATTATCTTTTATGACTTTGTAAGTGCCTTCGGGGATGCAAGAAACTAATGGTTTGTTATCAAGCCACGGATTTTCCAGTGTTTTGCAGATTTCTTTTTTATTCTCATCTATTATGAAGCCTAGAGTTGCTTCATCCTGTCTGTATTTTCTTTTTAGGGTAAATAGTCTCATTTTTATTTAAGATTAATGTGATTGCCGATAAGTGAAAAAAAGCCGGCAGTAATGAAAGTCATAAATCCAATTACTACCCACTTGATAAAGAGTCTGAAGCTATCTTTTTTTGCTATACGGAAAGCTTTTAGTAATTCTCGCAAGTCTTTAATGTCTGTTGGGGCATTTTCATCATGAAGACCAAGTTCTGCTAGAGCCATTTTTGCCCCTTGTTTTGAAGCATGTTCTAAAAGCTGCTCCAATTCGCATTTACTTAAGATAAAATTTCCTTCTTCTGTTTTTTTAATGTTATTCCACATCTGTTATTCTGATTATTGCAGTTACCTCAGTTTTATATCCTTGATCGTCAAGCAAGTGATTAACGCTGGTAATGATCCAGTTTTTGTTTTTTAGGTATTTGATATCGGTAAAAGTGACTTTGTTTTCAGCGCTTAAGGAAGGATTTCCAGCCACAGAGAATGCTAAATTTTCTGCACCACGCTTGAACTCATCTAATTTTGCTTTTGCTGCTTCTAATGCTCTGTCAGAGCTAACGAATTTGTATCGCATTGTGTAAGCCGGATCATCTGTTCCGACAAAAACATCTTCTTCTTTTCCAGTAGAAAAATTATGCCATTTGGCAATTACCTTGCCGAATTTTTGTATGTCGGAAACGCGAAATTTCCAGTTTGAAACTTCTTTTGTTGTAAGCTTTATAGTTGGTAATTCTTGACCGCTTGAAGAAATGCCTACTGCTTTTCTGAAGAAAAGTAGTTTTCCGAAAGATAGCTTCACAAAAGCTCCGTAGCTTTGTGCTAGATTATTAAGGAATGATATGTCGCTTTCATCGGTTTGATCTAAGTGAGAAATATAGATTTGTGTGAAATATTGATCTATCGCTGCTGTAAAACCATTATTGTTGGCAATGGCAGTTATGACTCCAACCAGACTATATCCATGCCAAGATTTATTTTTTGGCGCTCTAATTTTTTTACTTAGATTTTTATCTAGGGTATTACTTGCTTTACCAGTAATTCGCATTTGTGATGGTGGTGCGTAAACTTCTATCGTCTCAACAATATAGCTTCCCATCTTTGTTAGAGGCTTATCATTATAACCAAGAGAAACTTCTAAAACAGCGCCTCTAGCAGGTATTTCCAATTTTTCATCACGATTATCTAGAAGGATTTCGCAAGTGTCAGAAACTAAACCAGTTTCATCTGTGATGTTGATTGAAACTAATCTTTGTGCAATTAATGCTGTGATATCTTTTTTGTCGGCAGTAATTTTAAATGTTGGATTCACGACCAAAGTTTAACGCTTTCAGGTTCAATTGCTAAAGCTAAGTCTGGTAAGGTGATCTTTACTCCGGCACTAAATATAGCGCCTAACTCTGCTAAATGGCGGTTAGCTTCCAAAACTTTCTCAACTACGCCAGTTGTACTACTGTAATATTGAAGACAAATTGCATCTAGTACGTCGCCATCTTTTGTGACGTAAGTTATCATATTGATTTAACAATGTTTTGAATGATTCCCTTAACACCCGGTTTTGCATCTTCCCCATAGCGTTTTAGGCTAATAGAAAATTCAATTTTAAGTGGCGCGCCATCCTTCATGAAAACGCTTTGGTTTTCAGAAATTTTTACAATACACCATTTTCCAAAGGCATTACCATTTCCTGAGATTAAATATAGAGGTTTTCCAAGTCCTGCTTCAGCGCGCATAAGTGTGACTTGGCGTAAACCACCCTTGAAATGCGGATAAATCACGCCATCAAGATCAATGGTTTCAACGCCAAAACCTGTGAATTGCAAAGCTGGGTCAGCACTCATTCTATTAATTTCTTGCCAACGATATTCACTTTGTCTTTTAAAACTTTGGAAAGCAGCAGAGCTGATAGCAAAACGGTAAGCACCAAGAATCATCATCATATTGACTCCAAGTGCACTGTTAAGGTTCAGTTTTCCACTAATATTTTTGAAAGAATCAAAGATCATTAATCATAATTTAAAGCAAGTTTGCGAGCAGACATTTTTCTAAAAGTCTCATTAATTGCATTTCGTACCTGATCTGCAATTTTCTTTTCATCTAAATTACCGGAAGCATTAATCGTAATTGGAGCAGATATTGAAATTTGTTGTGATCCATTAGCACTTGGTGATGTAGGAATATTTGGTATATCAAATGCTGTTATATTTGCTGTATTACTTTGTGATGGCTCTAGATTGCTAATAACATCACCAACTGACGATGTATTTTTTTGATCTTTTGAATCCGAGTTTCCAGTAAAGAAATTCCAAGTTTTTCCAGCAACACTTTTAACAGCTCCAACTACGGATTTTAGTGGTTTTGCCAATTTTGTTATCCAACCAAATGTTTTTTTTGCCCAACCAACAATTCCGCTGAAGAGTTTTTTAAAAAATTCTCCAACTGGTTTCCAATTCTTAATGAGAAAAACGGCTGCAAGGGCAATACCGCCAATAATTAAACCAATTGGATTTGAAATTAGTGCCAAACCCATAGCTCTTATAGCTGTTGTGATAACTGGCATTGCCATTCCAAGAAATGTAAGAACTGTTCTAAAAGCTAAAAGAGAGCCTTGTATGGCTAAGAGACCACCTTTTAAGAAAGTGAAAGCATAACCAACTCCAATTGAGGCAACTTTAAATGATATAAGTCCAGCTATTGCAAGACCTATATATTTTGTTAAAACAGGGAATCGTTCTGCTAGGGTACTTATTTTTGTTGCAACGGTGGCAACTTGTCTTGCGACTGTTGCAAAAGCTGGAAGTAGGGTAGAACCAATAGAAATTCCGATTGATTCCATTGCTGAAGCTAATTCTTTACTTGCTCCAATAGCGGTGTTTTTTAGGCGCTTTGCCATTTCATCGGCTGTACCTTGTGAATTATTAATTTTATTTAAAACTTCATCAAGATTTCCTGTTTCAACAGATTTAAAGATTGCTAAAGCACCGGCTGTTGATCTAGTTCCAAAAATATCTTTAATAGCTGAAAGTTTTTGATTATCAGAAAGATTTTTTGTTGCCTCATGCATATCTTTTAAAATAGAGATCATTGATCTCATTTTTCCCTTATCAAAAATCTTTATTCCAAGACCAGATAATCTTTTTTGTGCAAGGAGTGCTTCTTTAGCGACATCGGGCATTTCTTCAGCAGAAATCTGCATTTCATCACGCAATTTGCCAAGAGCCTTTGCACCAGCTTTTGCTGGGGCAGCAAGTCTAAGATAAGCTGATCTTAACATTGTTCCTGCCATAGTTGATTGAATACCTGCATTACCCAAAACACCGGCAAGTGCTGCAGTTTCCTGTAATGTTCCACCAACTGCTGACGCTGCTGGAGCTACAAACTTCATAGTTTGTCCCAACATCTCAATGTCAACATTGGTGTTTCTAGCAGCTTGAGCTAGAACATCTGCTACTTCAGCAGTTCTTTCTGCCTTCATATTAAAGCCAGTCAGAATGTTTGAGGTTATGTCCGCAGTTCTGCCTAAATCCATATTGCCGGCAATTGCTAAATTTAGAATTGCTGGAGTTGCAGATAGAATTTGGTTAGTATTTAAGCCTGCCATACCAAGAAAACGCATGGCTTCTGCTGCCTGCGAGCTTGTATATTGAGTGGTTCTGCCAAGTTCTCTAGCTTGTGCTGTTAATTTTTTAAACCCTTTAGATCCTGTTGCTTCGTTGGTAATTGCTCCAACCTTTGCAATTGCTAGCTCGAAATCTGCTGCTGGTTTAACAATTGAATATAATGCACCACCAAGAGCAAGAGTATCAAACATTTGTGAGCGATAATTAGCTCTATTTGATAGATTTTGCGATTTAGCATCGGCATTTGCTTGTAAGGCTGTTTGTCGTTTTTTTAGTGTACCTAAAGTTTTGCCAAGGGATGCTTGTTGTTGATTCAAATTCCTAAAATCAACACCAGCTGACCTTAAAGCCTTACCCATTTCACGAGTGGCAGTGGCTGATTCTATGAAAGACTTTTTGGCTTTATTGGCTGCTCTCTCGCTTTTGCGAAAATTATTTTGTAATTTTTTAGATGGGCTATCAGTTGCAGCAATTTCTTTGCCTAAAAGATCTAATTTTTGTTTTGCATCTTTATAGGCGAGTGAGGCTGCTTTTGTAGCACGAGATGATTTTCTAAAGGCTTCAATTTCGGAAGCTCGATCATTTACTTTTTTGATTGCAGATCCGAGTGAAGATAATTGTTTACTAGCAGAACCAAAACTCTTTTTAAAGGATTTGCCAAGATTAGCGCCGATAAGCACTGATACAGCAGCGTGAGTTGAGGTTGTCATTTTATTCGTTAGAGAGATTTTTTTGGACTTCAATAGCCATCTCGAAGAAGAGGCAGAAATCTTCTTCTGTTAATTCTAAAATTTCAGAGAGTTGCCAGTTAGTTATTTTTGAGAGGATGATAATGGCTCTTGTGACATCCCCTCGGAATTGAAAAAACTTAAATATGTTTTTTGTAAGTTAGCATAATCGCTTTCATCAAGATCTTCTATTACTGTTGGTTCAACTTCGCAAAGATTGGCAAATAGCCTGATTTCTTTTTCTTCATCTGAAGCGGTTTTCATTTTAGCCACAAGCAAGCGGTCTTTGACTTTTGAACGTCTCATGGTTAAGTTAGTGGTGTTTTCACCATTTAATTCAATGGGGTATTTAAGTTCTATTTTTTGCATAAGTTCTTTATGTATTTATGGTTTAATTTTTTTATAGAGTGTAATGATTGATTTTCTTAATAGTGCTAATGTTAATTCAATTGGACTTGCCTTCGATTTAGTGGGAATACTTTTTGTTGCATATTCTTTTAAGAATATTCGTAGAGAAAAAGATGCAGTTGGCTTGTTTGCAGGTGATGATGAACATCAGGCTAAACAACAAAAAGAGCATAAATTTCTAATTAGTTTAGATAGAATAGGAATGGCTTTTTTAGTTGTTGGGTTTGGTCTTCAAATAATTAGCAATTATATCAACTAAATTCCCAAAGCTTTACGAACATCAATCAACTTGTCTTGACCGCCAATAACTCTGGTCATGTTGTCGATGTCGATTTCAATGAGTTTTTCACCATCAATTTCAAGGCTATAATAGCGGCAGGCAATAGTGCATTGCAGAGTTCCTTTCTCCCCAGCAGAAAATTTTCCCATATCCATTTCAGTGTACATTCCCTGAAGTTTAATTATAATTGGTGAAACTGTAGTATCGTCTTGCATTGCACCACGAAGAGTGACCTGGATAGAATTACCACTTACCAATCCGAACTGTTTTAGAACATCTTTGTCATATTCGAGAAGAGTAAACGAACCTTCCAGTTTTTCGACCCCCATATCTATCATCGTTGGGGAGTCCATACCACCGGCGCGGAATTCTTCTGTTTTGATGTTTAATTTTGGCGGATTTACTTCTTCAGCTTTGCCCACATAGCCACGGCCATCAATGAACAAATTGAAATTCTTTAAAATTTTAGGAATCATAAGTTTTTACTATTATTTTTGATTTAAAAAAGCTCTTCAAGATAATCGTCAACCATTTTTGAGCGGAATGTAATATGTTCTGCCGGATAGGGTGGGGTAAAATCAAAATCAAAAGTAACTTTTCCAAGAGAAATCTGATCTGGGGTGTTTAGTTCAGGATTTACGAATGCAGATCCATCAATGATTGCACCGATGCTTTTTAAATGGCGTAAGTAGTTGTTAATGCCTTCCAAAACATCTTCAGTGTAAGTTTTAGTGATATTTCTATCAACTGCCCACAGGTGAGCTTTAAGAAGGGAATCGTTAATCATATCGGCGGTTCTTCTTGCTTGTAGAAATGCCCATTTAGGGTCAGCTGATAAAGTTCTATTCCCCCAAAGTCTAAAACCGCTTTCTTGAATGATGGTAGCAATGTTATTTTCGTTGAGGTAGTTAGCTTTGCTGTTCGTATCACCCAAGGCAAAATCAATAGGTTTAGAAATACCAACAATGCCATTAATAACTTGGTTTGAAGGTGACCACCAAAAGCCTCTTTCATTATCTGATTTAACAATTAATCCTGCGACTCTTGCAGATGCTGGTTCTTCTACAATATTGCCAAGACCATCAAAAACTTTGACCCAAGGATAACCTGGATAAATTCTAGCAGAACCAAAGTCTCCCACATAATCTATTGCATCAGCGTCATTAGTATTTGGCAGATCTGCTATAATTACTGCTCTTAAACTTTCTGCAACTCCAAGTAATTCACTAACAACTGGATTGGCATTACCGCTTGGCATATCATGAGTGAATCCTGGTGCAATTAGAATTCTTGGAGTTGCTGCTACTTCTGATTGGGCAGCAAGCAACGAATAAACGCCTTTATACTTGCCAGTTGATTCGTCAACTCCGCCAATAATATCAGCTGAAGTTATTTTAGTAGGGTCAAGAATATCGTCAGTTAAATGAGTGGGATTGCTTGGATCAGCGACATTGATTACGACAACCATTGCACCAGTCTGATCAAAAATTCCATCTAATGCTTTTGGAATTGTAAAATCTTTATTGGCATCATTATTCTCACCAAAAATTTCAACTGCCTGAAATCTTGATCCAAGAATTAAAGTTGGCGTGTTAACGGGTCCTTGTGGTGCTGTACCAACAAGTCCAACTACAGATGATTTAGCTGTTTTAATAGGGCGTGCTCCATCATTTATTTCTAATATTTCAACGCCATGTAAGAATTGTTCAGTCATTTTATTGTTGGTTGTTATTTACTATAAATTCGTAATCTTTTTCAATATTTTGTGCATCGGTCAAGTTGTCGATCTTTTCTATCTCATTAACTTGTTTTCTAGCTAGAATTCTCTGGTTTTTGATCTCAGCTGGATATGAGTTTGGTTGATCATATTCTCTTAGAATATACCAATCAGTTGAATAGAGATAACCTTTTCTTATGGCGACCGCTTCATTCTTGAGTTGATCAGTTATTTCCTCATCTGTTTTAATTTTTTCATCTTCTGTAATTGGTATATCTTCATAAATCCATTTCTCACTATTCCATTTTATTCTTTTATTTTCTTGTGGTTTTAGATCCATTTTGGTGAATGTGGCATTACTTGGTAATAGATAAGCATTCTGTTTTTTAATCTTAGTTTCTAATGGATCTAGAGCAGCTTCTTGATTTCCTATGTAATAACCTTCTTGGTCATAGTTATAAACTATTTTTGCCATGATTTATTAAAATTTTATTATGTATTTAAGAGAAATATTACGAGGACGTGTTTCAGAAGCGGTTCTTGGATTACCATGAACACCATCACTAATTGGAGATTTTACTCTGTCGTTTAAAGTGCCAGATCTACTAGACATACAATGAGTTGCGCTACCAGATTGAGGCATAAAAACTGTACTGAAGCTGTGCCAGTGACCTTGAAAAGCGTCAAATTGGAATGAGCCAAAAGATCTTCCTCCATCAACTCCTCTTCCATTATCGAAACCCCTGACAAATTCACCTCTTAAATCGGGAATCTTAAATGTGTTAGAATCGTTAGAACCATAAGTAGTGCCAATAATAGAAAATAAGGTGCTATAAGTTATTCTTGATAGAGACGCTCCATTACATTCCAAATATCCTTCTGGAAGAACACTTCCTGAAAAAGTTAGAACACAAGCTGTTGGTACTAAAGAACTAGCATTAGCTAATGCAGCACTACCAAGATTTAGATTGTCTCTAGCTTTTTGAATATCATCTAAATCATCTAAATTTTGTGATTTGCTGAGCTTTTCGTCGAGTTTGTTATAAATATTAGTGGCAAAATTTGGGTCATTATTGATGTCATCAGAAATTACTAAATTTACATTTGGTGAACTACTAAACCCAAGAATCATTCTAATATAAAGCCTCTTACCTGAACCGGTCGGTAAATTTGGTTTAAATGTTTCAGGATATTTGCCTATAGCAAAAAGATCACCATCGGAATCAAAAATCCCAACCTCTCTTATATAAAATGGTCCTATTGTTTCATCTATGACTGCTTCTACTATCAATTGATTTGGATTATCTTCATCAATAACTACATTGGTTAGGTTTGCTCGATGCAGTTCATTATGTAGAACATTTTGATCTGAAGTCGGTTCGTAATAGTCGCCATTACTATCTCCAATTCCAAGTTGGGTTAGGTTTAAATTAATTGAATTTACGCTAGCATTAGCATTTTTTTCTAAACCAATATTAGTTATAATACTGTAATATTGTTCTGTCATTCGTGATTAGTATTTAATGCAATAAGCTAGTGCTATGTTTCTTGGACGAGTAATGCCGCTAAGGTTGTATATTGTGGTAAAAGTGTTTTTTCCTGTATAAGCTCCAGAATCCCATTGTCCGCTATTATTACCTGGGTTACTACCAGCACCAGCTGATCCACCACTACCAGAGATGGCATGTTTGTGAGCTTGTATTGATTGATCTTGAAAAGTCGCAAAGTTTCTACCGGAATCAATTCCTCTCCCGTTATCAAAGCCTCTGATGAATTCGCCCCTTAAATCAGGAATATTGAAGGTAGTTGAATTGTTTCCTGGTCCATAAGTAGTGCCTATTTTACTAAAGAGATTTGCATAAGTTGTTCTTGATATAGCAGCTCCGTTACATTCCAGCCAACCAGTTGGAGGAGGTATGATAGCAAATGGTAATATTGAAGCTGTAAAATCTGTTATTGCTGATTCTTTAAGACCAAGATTATTTCTTGCTGTTTGGACATTACTTAAATCTGCTAGATTTTGTGATATTTTTAGTCTGTCGCTTATATCATTATTTATGAGGTCTAGTTTGTCATTGAGATTACTTTCAAAGTTTGGATCAAAATTAATGTTTTCTGAAATTATTATCTCAACGTTAGGGGTTGAAACAAAGCCAACAATCATTCTGATATAGAGCCTCTTACCAGAACCGGAGGTGAAGCTTGGCTTGAAGGTTTCGGGATATTTTCCTATTGCGAATAAATCTCCATCAGCATCAAAGATTCCAACTTCTCTAATATAAAATGGTCCAGCTTCTTCATCAATTACACCTTCAATGATTAATTGGTTCGGATTTTTAGCATCAAGAACTGCAGAAGTAAGGTTTGTTCTATAAAGCTCATTAAGCAAAGAAGTTGCGCTAGGGTCTGGTTCATAATATGATCCTAAAGAATCTCCAATTGCAATTTCAGTTAAATTTATTGGAACTCCTCCAATTTGTCCTGCTTTTGCTTCCTTGATAAGACCTGCATTGGTAACTAAACTATAATAATCCTGAGGCATTTATTTTGTGTGCTATAGGGGATTAATGGTGGTGATTTCTTTTGAAATAAAAAAAGCACCTATGAATGGCATTGATGAGATATTTTCTAATTCATCATTAGTGTCATAAATTATAGGTGATAGCGAAGTGAATTCTTTCGATATGATTGCTGATCCCAATTTAATTAAACCTAGCTCAACTGATAAAAAAGCCTTTAGATTCTCCAAATGAGATCTAGCATTTTTAGTATTGTTGATGACTTTTTGTACCTCTGGTAAAATACTAACATCAAATCCTGGTTCAGTTACATCAAAAAACACTCTGAAAAAATATGGATCAGCACCATAGTCAAACCATTCCTCAACAGTTATATTTTCGTAGTTGAAGGCTTCTAAAGCTTTTTTTAATGCTCCAATGGTGCCTTTTTTTCTATGAACTTCAATACTAGCCTTGATTACCTTTCTTCTTACTGTTTCACTCCATCCATCATCCCAATCATCAACAGAAAGAGCCCATGCTAACCAAGGCAGAATATGCACTGGAGCAAGGTCAGGATTTAACACATAACGGTTGAGTGTTGGAAGATCCAAAGAATCTTCAAATGAACTTTCTAAATCTTTCAGTAAAACAGTTGCATTTGGTGGTAATAGAGATTGTTTCATTACTCAGCAACGTTGATTGAAATTGTTATATTATTGCAATAAGCTGCTTGTTCATCGGTCGCTACAACATCTTGCGTTGGAGTAGTGAGCTGAACTTTTTTTACACCATCGACATGAAGAGCATTGTAAATTCCTGATAAGGCTACAAGTTTTCCGATGGAATGTCGTTCATCTAAAAACTTATCCAAAGCTGTTCTTGCTTCTGTTTCCACAACTGCTGAAGATGGTCCTGAATAAATTGTAATTACTGCTTCAACTGAATAATTAACAATTTCAGCACTTTGTACCAAAACTTGATCTGTAAGAGGTCTAACATCTTCTTCACTTAGCTTTGCTAAAACAGCATCAAGTAATTCTGAAGTTGCTGTCCCATTATCAGTTTTAGAAAGAATGACTACCAAAACTTCACCAGGATTTGGACTTTTAACCCAAACTGATTTGATATTACTTGATGCAGATAGAGCATGAAATGTATAAGCACCAACTGATCCAGCATTAGTAAATGCTTCTGGTGCAAGTTGAACCCTTTGTCTTAATTGTTCGTCAGTTTCACCATCAAGTTTTTGCACTCCTAGAGAGACTGCTAAATTTTCTAAATCACTTCCTGTAGCGTAAGCAAGCATTGTTGCCTTTGCTGCTTCATTAATTCTGTTTCTAAGGAGAAGTTCGCGATAAGCGCATACTTCTAGCAAAATCATTGCGGGATCGCTTTCTAATAGAGTGGAGTAGGTTGGATTTTTTTCTAAAAAATCATTCAAGATATCTTGAAATATTGTCTCAAAATCAAGATTTTCAATTACATTTGGTGCTGGTAATTTTGATAAATCTATTGCTGTAAAATTACTCATTAGCTGCTAGTAATCTGAATATTTTTTAATGATATTTTTTGTCCGTCTTTTACGTAATTCCCTTCAAGGTCGATGGTGATTTTCCCTTTGTCGATGCTTTGCAGAATTACTTGTTCAACTTCAAAGCGTGGTTCCCAAGTTGAAATTGCCTCAACAATATCTGAATAAATTTCTGCAATCAGTTCGCCGTTAATTGGCTGATCAATTCTTTCAAAAAGTCGTGATCCATAATCTCGGCGCATCACTCTTGAACCGATCGGCGTGCTTAAAATATTTGCAATTGATTGCTTAATATGAGCGATCTCTGAAATTGGTTTTCCAGTAGTTACATTCATGTTGCTTTGACATTACTTGATCCACCAATGATAGGCCATTGCCCAGCAGAAGAACCGGAGTCAATTTTTACTTTATCACCAACTCTTGCTATTGCTTTTCCACCATTGTCACCAAGATTAACATTGCCTTTTAAGGTGATATTTGATGCTTCAATTTGTGCATTACCTGCAACTTTAATGTTGGTATTGCCTTTAATATCAAGATCAAGATTTCCGTTGGTGTGGTTAAAGGAAATTTTTGAACCGTCAGCGAAAGTGACGCTTTGAATATCTCTGGAACTTTCCAAGGCGTTCCCACGATAAAGCGAAGGCAAAATTATTCCCTGATTTAATTCTCCACCAGGAGATAAAATAATAACTTGTTCATCAATTTCTGGTGGGTTCCAGTTATTATTTGCACCGCTATTTGAAGCAACCCAAGGTAGCCAGTCAGTTTCAAGATCACCAATTTTTACTCGTGCTTTTGCTACTTCATAATCAATCTCAAAAATTTGTCCTAAGCGAATAATATTTGCCAGCCTTCGACCAAGATCGTTTAAATCAAAACCATCTTTTTCGCTAAAAAACATATTGTTTAATCATTACTTTTAGGCTTCTTGTTAATTTTATCCTGATTATTGTTTGATATTTTCTCCCCTAAATTCTTAGTATTTTTTCTGTGAAGTCTTATGGCTTTTCCATTCGTAAGAAGGAAGACAGCTTGCTTTTTTTCAATATCAATAATTTGTCCTTTTTGATAGTTTTGATAATTGCTGACAATTTGGAGTTTGATTGTTTTATTACTCATAATGTTACTGTTTATTTTGTGTATAATAAGTGATCTTGTAATTAAGTCTGGTGGCGCCATAAATTTTGCTACCTTCAATTGATACATCCATTTCTGTTGATTTGAGTTCTAAAATATCTGCTTTGCGTGTTGACATTTCAAAGCCATCTAGCGTGTTTTCAATTTGTTTTGCAATATCATCCAAAATATCATCAACTTGTTCATTACCTAGTACTACAGCTTCGATTGCAACTTCAAGATCACGCTTACTTGCGCCATATCCGTCACTTGCAAATCGTTCTTCAAGAATATTCTCATTTCTTGTATAGACTATGATTGCTGGCAATAGTTGGTCAAATAGTGTTAAAGCTCTACTCGCGTAAACTCTATCTTCGGCACAGGTCACAAAAGCGCCGTCCACTTTAGTTTTTAACTTATCTACTAAAGCCTGCCTAATTATTTTTCTCTGGTGACTCATGTAAAATCAGTTTTTTGCTTCCTACTATATGTGCTTGAATATCAATGATTTGATAACGACTATCTAGCGTTTTGATAAAATCTCCCTGCAAAGCTTTTGGATAGTTTTTTGGCATATGGATATTTCTAATAAACAACACGATTTTGTTGGAGTTTACATCAAGGGTAGAAATATCATTTTTTACATCTTGATAATCTTCCTGAAAATTGCCTTTGATCTCAAAAGGATCGAAGTTGCTATTTGCTGGAATGTAGGTAATAACTTTACCAAAAAGCTCTATGCAGGGTTGGTTTATGAATTTATCAAAATCAAACATTTATATTTGAATCTTCTAAATCGTCATCAGAATCTTGATCATTTTGACTTTCATCAAGCGCTTCATTTTCCTGAAGGATTTCCTCAAGCAACTTTTCAGCCTCATCTTTTTTAATTGGTTTATCAGTTATTAAATTTTTATCTTTATCAAAGACATTATATTTACCAAAGTTAACATGCTGGATGCATGGATAGATAACATTGTCATTTTTGGTTTTGTTATCATCGTTAGAAGAGCTTTTTGCTATTTCTTTCAAGTTATCTAATAAGGACTTTCCAAGATATTTGGATTCTATGCTAATTTTCTCACCTTTCTTGAATTGCACTGGAGAGATAATTTCATAAATATCCTTTTTCTTATTCTTAACTAAGTGAGATCTGATATTGGCCTGAGAATTAGATAATCTTATTTTGGAGCCAATGCCAATAGTGACAAAACTGCCAGTTACTTCATAGGTTTGCATAATTTCCTCCATTAAGATTTAATTAATTGAGCAAGACATGCATGTTGCCAATATCCGTAGCCAACATTTCTCCAAGTATCAACTCCGTACCAATGTTTATCATGCTTGAATTCAAGCTCTGATCCTTCAGCAATTGCCTTAAGTTTTACTCCTTCTTCTTCTTGGCGAATAAATGGTTTTACACTTGAATCAGTTCTAAATACTGCAAATTTGTCAGTCCAAGGTAAACGAGGATTTTGAGCAACTGAGATATCAAGTTCATTCATAACTTTGATTTGGTTAGTGCTTCCTCCCACTGTTAAAGGAACGGCTAAAGCAGCTTTAGCTATATGCCACATGGAGGTTGGAACTTTGATAAGAAATTTATTGGCATTTTCATTCATCGGTTCACCTTGATCATCTTTAAAAGAAAGAAGTTGTTGTATTGTTTTTAGTGCCGCTAAACGAAATGCTGCTTCACTTGGGCTAGAGGGAGTACCAACTTTACCACCATCAATTTGATCGGAGAGATCAGCCAAATTAAGTTGTATTTTATTGCTTTGAACGCCACTTTTTCCTTCGGTGTGGTCAGTATCGAAATAATATTGACCATCGTAACAAACTGTGCTTTCACCACTTACGAGAAGTTTGGATAAAATTTGCGCCCAATGTGAATTGGTGCGATCAGCAAATTCATTAATTCTAGCTTTAATTTGTCCAGTTTTATCGAGTCTTAAATCTCTGGTCATAATTTCTAGCGTTCCTTCGAAATGCTTATTTTCGATGGTTAGGCCATTGGTAGTGAAGCCTTTTGCTTGTCTTCCACCAATCCATTCACGCATGACAGGAACTTGACCAATCCATTTATAAGTTTCACTTTCTTGATCAGAAGTGAAGTAATTTGAGATTGCTTCGATCCAATCCATTCCAGTTTTTTGTTCTAGACGCTTGTAGTAAAGGCCAATAATAGCCCTTGATGATAATTCGTTGGTAGGCATAATAAAATTGATTTAGTTGATTAAAGAGAGGATTCATTACCCTTATTTAAGTAAGAGCAATAAGGTTATATTTGGGTGAATAATATTGGTTGTAATAACCGTTGAGACTGATATTTGTGTTGTTGGAAGCGTTGCTAAGAATTGCTCTGATTTTCACTTCTCCATCTTCCACAATATAAAACATTTTGCCTGGAAAATCTTGAATAGCGGCTTCATCATTCATTACTAGATAATCATGATAGGTTTTACCATCATCATAGCTCACTTGATATTTTATTTTGGCTCCATCGAATTTACCAGATGCTATTAAGTGAAGTCGTCCTCCTATAAATAATACCTCATTGCTAAAGCCATTGAGTTTTTGATTTTTAAATAATTCTAAAATTTTCATTACTTAATTTTTTTTACGATGAAGACGCTAGTACCAATTATCATATCTACTACTCCTTCCATGGAGCTCTTATGTGATTGAATCTTAATTATATCATTTGTCTTACAATCCGACATAATTCTAATGGAAGAGGATGAAATTCTATGAGGACTTGCTGATCTAATATATCCTGAACTTGATATTGGTTCAAAAGCTATATCATTTTTTGTAACTCTAATTTCATTAGCAGCTCTTTGCACGTCGCTTTGACCTCTAACTGATGCGTATATTTCGATATAACCATCAAATAAACATCTAATACCGCCATTTCCTTCTATTACAAAACCTTCACCAACATTAAAATCTTCAATGCCTGTTATATTAACATCGGTCCATGTATTGCTATTGAGATCTTGCGTTATATTGTTACGGCATTGAATGAAAGAAATGTTATTTTGCATGTTATCTGATTTTTGAGAGTTATTAGTGATTGCAGCTTTTAGCATATTTGATTTAACTTTTAGAATTTGACTAATCCGACATTATAAGATTCCACTCTGGCGAGTTTTCCTATATACACTTCGTCACTTTGTTTATTTAAGACAAACTCATTATCATTTTTTGCATAAATGTTCTCACCAAAGTCTGTTAAAGAAATGTTTTCGACTTCTAGTAAAATATTACCAGTTACTTTGACTCTAATTGATTTTTCTCCGTCTGATGAATGTGAAGCATCAATATGATCTTCAGCAAAACCCAAAAACTTATCTCCTAACTGCAATGGTCTTGCATATCCACTATTTGGATCAGATCCAATTGCAGCGCCTTGATAAATAATTTCTCCACCTAGAATAGGGAACTCATTTATATCTCCCAATTCATAAACTCTTACGGTATCTTTAGTTAGTTTGCTCAT